CACCGCCACAGATGTGGTGCAGCAAGACAAACGCAATGAACCCGACCCTTGGATTTTGAATTATTGGCAACCACGAACGACACTGACCCAGGGTATACACAACATCATAAAACACATCAAGGAGACACAATGAAATCAATGTTAGTTTGCGGCGCTGGAGGTTTCATTGGTGGCCATCTAGTCACCAGTTTGAAACAACAGGGTCATCACGTGGTTGGTGTAGATATCAAACAACATGAATATCATGACAGCGACGCAGATGAGTTCTTCAAAATCGATCTCAGAGAACAGGACAAAGTCCGACGCCTCTTCCGTGATCATGACTTTGACACTGTGTATCAGCTGGCAGCTGACATGGGCGGTGCTGGATATATCTTCACTGGTGAGCATGATGCTGACATCATGCACAATTCCGCCTTGATAAATCTCAATGTCGCTGAAGCCATGATAGCACACGATGTGCCCAATGTGTTTTATACATCATCGGCCTGTATGTATCCAAGCCATAATCAGGAGGATCCAGACAATCCATTGCTCAGTGAAGATTCGGCCTATCCAGCCAATCCCGACAGTGAATATGGCTGGGAAAAACTCTTCAGTGAACGTATGTGGATGGCATTTGGTCGTAATCATGGGCTGCGTGTCAGGATCGCCCGGCTACACAACGTGTTTGGTCCATTGGGATCATGGAACAATGGCCGAGAAAAGGCCCCGGCTGCTCTGTGCAGGAAAATAGCTGCCACAGCCAACCGTGAGATTGAAGTCTGGGGACCTGGTAATCAGACTCGCAGTTTCCTGTACATCAATGAATGTATCGAGGGCATACATCGTATCCAAGAATCCAACTGCCGAGACCCTCTCAATCTCGGCAGTGAGCGGATGATTTCCATAAATGATCTTGCCAGACTCATTGGCAAACTTGCTGGTAAATCTGTTACAATACACAATGTACCTGGACCACAAGGTGTCATGGGCCGCAACAGTCATAACAAAATGATACAGTCAATGATCGGTTGGGCTCCCAGTGACAATCTCGAGCACGGACTCAGTGAAACATATCAATGGATAGAATCGCAACTCAAAGGAGGCGGTCGTGGCTGATGTATTTGAAGATCAACGGAAGTTTATGCGGGCTTGTGATCAAACTGTGGATGAGTTCAACAGCAAGCAATACGATCTCTATGTGGATTTGATCAAAGAGGAAGTCAATGAATTGCTGACAGCCGTTGATCAAGACGATAGAGTTGAACAACTTGACGCTCTATTAGATATCATCGTGGTGTGCTGTGGTGCATTACACAGCATGGGCGTTGATGCCCCGGGAGCATGGAAAGAAGTCATGCGCAGCAATTTTGCCAAAGTAGATCCGCACACTGGCAAGGTACTACGCCGAGAGGATGGCAAAGTGTTAAAGCCCGCGAACTGGGAACCTCCTAGATTACGATCATTTGTGAGGAATTCAGAATGACACAACCAAAATGGATCTGGAGCAATGACTCGGAATTGAGTTTGAATTTTTGTGAGTCATTGATGTCCGCGTTTGACAACAAATGTCCCAGCACCAATAACTCTGAAGGTATTGATTATCTCAACATCAGCACCGACACCGATTTCGCTGCAGAAGACCAGATGATTTTCACCCAAGTCAATGCGGCCCTGGAACAATATCTACAACAGCTACAGCAAGATGAAACAAATTTCAGTCCCTTGAGATCCAACACCAATCTCACTGACACTGGATATTGGATACAACGCTTGCGTAAAAAAGTTGCTCACAGCTGGCAACAAGATGCTGCCATTGGCAGCGAAATTGGTGCTGCGAGAGTCCTGTCATGCATGATATTCCTCAATGATTTGCAATATGGAGGAGATATTGAATTCCTAGATGGAACCAAAATCAAACCACATCCCGGTAGGATTTTGATATATCCTGCGACCTGGAACACTTTTTATCAAAGCTCAGCCAGCAAAGACAAACATCGCTATGCTATATTCACTGGATTTTACCTCACCAACACCAGCACCGATGACAACAAAGATACAACCTATGCGTGACGACTTGATGGTACAGCAGCAGTTGCCAGATGGAACCGATTCCATCTCAGGTGCCTGGCAGCACATGGTGGCCGTGATCATGCTGAATCAGACCGGACGCAAACCTGTAAAAACAGTGTTTCCCATATTCATGGATCGGTGGCGCACTCCAGATGCGTTCTATCGAGCGTTTTTCTACTTTGGGCAGGAACAAGAGATACGCGACATCATCTGGCCCTTGGGCATGGTCAATGTGCGCTATAAACGGCTGTGTCGGATGACCCAAGACTTCTTGACCTGGGACCATCAGGATGCCACTCAACTCTACGGCATCGGCAAGTACGGGTCGGACAGTTATGAAATCTTTTTCCGACAGAACTACTCAGTTAAGCCCACTGACAAAGAGCTGATACGCTATCTACAGGAAGAGGTAGAGACATGCTGACATTGGCACAGGCCCAGGACATTGTCGCCGACATCAATGAGTCAGCGCACAACGAAGTCTGGGAGACTTGGGTCGAGGCCGACAGATTAGACAACAGTGACCTTGAAGAGGATTGGGATCGCGCCGAAGATCAGCGCGAACTAGCATCACGACAACAATCAGAATGGTTCCGTGATCTCTGGTTTGATCTTGATGAGAGCCAACAAAATCAAATAACGCATTGGATCAAACATGACAGTGACTTGCGCGAGCAATTCCAGTCATGGTTTGGCCCGGAAGAATTCGACCGAGTATTTGGCGAATCGGATACTAGTGATCCGCAAGTGTAGTTTCTAATCCGAGAAAGGGAGTTTATGAGTAATACTGTAACTTTGCATGATCGGTTCCATGAGTCAGACGTGCTGACGTTTGACAGGACCACCCTGGCCTGGGTCATAGGCTTGGCTGCCACGTTCATCCTCACCATGACCGTGGCTGACTTCGCAGCAGTGAAGTTCCTGGATCTAGGCTGGGTCATGACACCGGCCGGCAGCCTGTTGTTTGCATTTGTGTTCGTAACGCGGGACATGTTGCACAAACTGGTGGGTGGTGCCATGGTCAAAAAGATCATTTTCATCGCCATTGCACTAAATGTGCTCACAGCCTTGTTCATGTGGCTCATGACCACTTTGCCAGCACCAGATTTTCGGCCCAGCACTGAGTTTGACAAGGTTTTTGCCTTGGCGCCGGCCATCGTGGCAGGATCAATCATCGCGGGCCTGATCAGCCAGCTGGTCAACACCTGGGTGTATCAGAAGCTGTGGGATCGTGGTCATGGCAACTGGAGCCGCACCATCTGGTCCAATGTGGTGAGCTTGCCAGTGGATGCTGTGTTCTTTACCATACTCGCGTTCGTGGTGTTCCCTCCAGTGTTTGGTGCCACAGGCATTGAGCTGGGTGCTGCTGCAGCCCGCATCGCTTCGGGACAGACCCTGTTCAAACTGGCCATCATCCTGGTTCTGACTCCCTTGGTGAGCCTCAGTCCCACCCGTGAAGAAGCCAAAGAACTCAAGTAAATGACATCACCATTCCAGCAACCCTGGACATGGTGGTTTGAGTGGGGGATCACTGCCCTGTTGATCGTGGGCGTGATCCTCACCAGCTTCAATGTCTATCCTCTCAACATCTACGTACTCCTGGTCAGCAATTTTGGCTGGGTAGTGCAAGCAGTGATGTGGCGCAAAACCAGTTTATTCATAGTGCAGCTAGTGGTAACGGTGATATACGTCATAGGAATCATCAACACTTGGCTGTAAAATACACACATGGACAAGATAACCTACACTGAAATATTCTACAGCCTCCAAGGCGAAGGACGCTGGGCCGGTGTGCCCAGTGTGTTCTTCCGCACATTTGGTTGCAACTTTCGCTGCCGTAAATTTGGCTTGCCACGCGATTCCACAGTGGATGGTCACAATCCCGAAGTGATCCAGATCATCCGGGATATCGAGCAAGATCTCAGTCGGTACGATAAGTTTGAGGATCTTCCCCTGGTCACCACAGGCTGCGACACATATGCATCAATCTATCCCGAATTCAAACGCTTCAATCATCAAGAAGACATAGACACCATAGCAGATCGCATACATGCCCTCATACCCAAGAATCGCTGGGATCACGGCTGGAGCGACGACATACATCTTGTGATAACCGGCGGTGAGCCCTTGCTGGCCTATCAAAAACTGTACCCAACTCTCTTGGATGAATGTCGGCGTCGGGGGCTGCGAGATCTCACGTTTGAGACCAATGGCACCCAAGAACTCTATCCCGAAGTGCAAGAATATCTCTTTGAAGAATTTACCCGAACTGGCCGAGATCGAGATCGCCTGACATTCTCAGTGAGCCCAAAATTACCATGTTCAGGCGAAGCCTGGGAAAGGGCTATCAATCCACAGGTGGTCAAGAACTATGAGATGATCGGCTATACCTATCTCAAGTTCGTGGTGGCCACTGAACAAGATGTCACCGACGCTGAACGTGCTGTGGAAGAATTCCGCCACGCAGGATTTGGTGGACCGGTGTATCTCATGCCCATGGGTGGTGTGCCGCAGATCTACAATCTCAACACACAGCAAGTGGCCAACTTGGCCTTGGCTCGTGGCTGGCGCTACAGTCCACGGCTACAAGTAGATATCTGGCGCAATGCCTGGGGAACCTAATGGGACTGTTTGATCGATTACGGAAAAAATCTCCGCCGCCTGAGCCGGTGCCACAGGAAAAACCCGCCAAAGTCAAGAAGACAGCCAAAGAACTGGCCACCGAGCGGGGTGAACCTTATGTAGCAATATTGAACCTGGATTTAGATCCCGAAAATTTGCATCAGGGTGCTTTTGAACTTGATTGGAACGACAAATTCATTGCCAATCTCATACGTGCTGGTTATCGCATGAGGGCCGATGACACCGATGCTGACATCGTGGATCGTTGGTTCCAAAACGTATGCCGTCATGTTGTGATGGAGACCTGGGAACAAGAGCAGGCCATGAATCCACAGCGTCCCATACAAAGCCGCGATCTAGGTGGAGGCCGACGAGAAGTATCATGATATTCAATCATGTCAAAGAGCTCAAAGCCCTGGGCAAGAAGATCGGTATCACTTTTTCCACATTTGATCTTTTCCATGCCGGACACATCGCCATGCTGGCCGAGGCCAAGAATCATTGTGATTATCTCATAGCTGGTTTGCAGACCGATCCCACCATAGATCGACCCGACACCAAGAACAAACCCGTGCAGAGCATCGTGGAGCGTCAGATACAGTTGGCTGCATGTCGCTATGTAGACGAAGTAGTGGTATATCAGACCGAACAGGATCTCATTGATCTGTTGCTGATCCTGCCCTTGGATGTGCGTATCCTGGGAGTGGAATACGAAGGTCGACATTTCACTGGAAGAGACGAGTGCGATCATCGCAATATCGAATTGATATTCAACGGGCGAGACCATAGTTTCAGCAGCAGCAGCTTACGCAAACGTGTGGTCACTGCCGAAGTAGAAAAGACCTTGCGAGAAAAGTCTGCACCAGTAGGCAGTGATGATAGCCCCCGAGTAAGTCCTAAATGAGACTCTATGTCAATGGTGATAGCCATGCCGCGGCGGCCGAAGCTGTAAATCCACATTGCTTTGCTGAAGATGATGGCAACTATTTCTATCTCGGAAGAGCTCCACATCCCGACAACGCCAAACACAGCTGGGCTCGCAGACTCAGCGATGTTTTGAAATGCCCTTTGTACCTCGATGCTGAATCAGCCAGCAGCAACACACGCATCATACGCACCACTCGAGAGTGGATGGCCAAACAAAGACCATGGTTATCAGAAACATTGATGATCATCCAATGGAGCACCTGGGAACGGGAAGAATGGTTCATAGATGATCGATGGTATCAGGTCAATGCGTCAGGGATTGACCATGTTCCCAGTGATCATGTCACACGATACAAGCACTGGATAACTGACATCAATTGGACAAAATGCCGTAATAAATCCCATGCCATGATCTGGGATTTCCATGAAGAATTGCTTCAATCTGGGATCCGGCACATATTTTTCAACGGCAACAACGATCTTTCTGGAATAGACATTGATCGTCGTAAGAACTGGGGCAAGAGTTATATCGGACCCTACGATCCAGAAATGACCTACAATTTCTGGTTGCGACAGCAAGGATTCCAGACAGTTTTGCCAGATTCATGGCATTTTGGTCCAGATGCCCATGCAGCCTGGAGCCATTTTATGCTAAAATATATCGTGTCCAACAACCTTATGGTGTAACATGCGATATCTCTTGATTGACACTGCCAATATGTTTTTCCGTGCCCGGCACGCTGCACACCGAGCCTCAGACAGCTGGGAAAAAGTGGGCTATGCCCTGCACATCACTCTCAGCAGCATCAACAAAGTAGCCCGGAGATTCGGTGCAGATCATGTGGTGTTCGCGCTAGAAGGTCGCAGCTGGCGCAAGGATTTCTATCCGCCCTACAAACGCAATCGCGCCGAGGCTCGGGCCGCGCTCACCGAAGCCGAACAAGAAGAAGATCGAGTGTTTTGGGAAACCTATGATTTGTTCACTAAATACCTGGCTGAACAAACCAATTGCTCGGTGATCAGGCACGAACGAGCCGAAGCCGATGATGTTATAGCACGCTGGATCGCACTGCACCCCCGGGATCATCACACCATAGTCAGCAGTGACACAGATTTTGTCCAGCTCTTGGCAGAGAACGTGGATCAATACAATGGCATCAGTGATGAGCTTTTAACCCTGCGTGGGGTGTTTGATGATCGCGGGCGCGAGGTCATAGATCGCAAGACCAAGCAGCCCAAGGTCACACCTGATCCTGCGTGGTTGTTGTTTGAAAAATGCATGCGCGGTGATCCCACTGACAATGTGTTTTCGGCATTTCCTGGAGTGCGAGTGAAAGGCACCAAAAATAAAACTGGCTTGATGGAAGCATTTGCGGATCGAGATCGGCAAGGATATGCCTGGAACAACCTCATGCTGAGTCGCTGGACTGATCACGAAGGTGCGGAACATCGAGTTTTAGATGACTACACTCGCAATCGGCAACTCATAGATCTCACCGCACAGCCCAGTGACATCAAAGCCTTGGTGGACCAAGCCATACGTGAACAGGTCAGCCACAGAGACATTGGACAGGTAGGAGTGCGGTTCATGAAGTTCTGTGGTCGGTTTGAACTCACACGCATCAGCGATGCCGCAGAACAATATGCCACATGGTTGAACCAAACATATCAAGGAGAGTTGGATGATCAAAGCTAAACCTGTGATACAAGATCAATACTGGATCTTGCGTGATCAAGACGGCAAAGTCGGAAACATTCAGGCCGACAACACAGGATACAGTGTGCGTATCAACAACACAGAAACACACGTGGATTCCTTAGACAGTATACGCAATCGATTTGGTGTTGACTTTGAAATGATCGTGTCAAGATCTAACAGCGATATAGGCGATAATCAAGTCTATGGTTACCCAACAACCAGTATTCCTCACAACGTGGTTTGGGATGTGCGCAGACAAATTCCCATCTGGACCAAAGATAACAACAGCCGCAGTTACTTTGCTGCTGGTTGGTTCCGGATCCGACAAGGCTCGTCATGGAAACTGACTATGTGTCCCAAGGTCATAATCCTTGACAGATATCAATATCAAGGTCCTTTTCGTAATCGGCAAGAAGCCATGCAGCCATGAGCCTGCACATCAATCGATTCCTAGATCGTCTCCGAGCTGCCGAAAGCAAAGGACAAAGAGACTTGGTGATGTCCATGTCCGAAGCGCGTGATTTGCACTCAGATATCACCAGGATACTTGCTAAACTAGAAAAAACACAGTTAGAAACAAAACCAGAATCTATACAAGTTGAGATCAAAGGAGGATCATTCTAGCCACTGATTTTGGTATAAATATTGCAATGAGTAGACCCAAACCAAAAATCATACTAGAAAACACAGACCGGCACAGTTATCGCAGCGAGCAAGTGTTGGCTGCCGACGGAATCTATGCTGTGTTTTATAATGGTCAACCCATCAACCTCAAAACAGCAAATTTACTGGTGAGCTACCCGGGTCCCAAATACAAAAAAGTCAGCTTCAGCAACAAAGGCCATGCTGTAAATCTGGCCAAAAAACTCAACACACAATTCCGCACAGATAAATTTTCTGTGGTGTTGTTGACCCAAGGCGACATAGTATATCCCGGTGCGACATCATCGTCGTGAAATAACCCAAACTATAATCAATCTTCTGCCAGGATCACATGATATCTGCGTAGACGAAGCTCTGCGAACCTGGTATTATAATCTTCGAGCCAATGGCGGATTCAGACTCACTGACACAGGGTATCAGGCTCTCCGACTAGCGGCTGTGAATTCCTGGAACATAGACATAAAATTTCGTGATCTAACCAAAAAAAGTCTCCTGGCATTGGATCACAAATTGCATTGGCCCTATTATATTGATGCCAAGCAAAAAAAATTAGTGCTGTTTTCTAGTCGTGATGCTGTGATGGCTTCATTGTACGGTGATGTCAAGGCTTGGATAGATTCGCTGCATTAAAAAGACAACCAATCAATCCCAGTTTCAAACCATGCGTGATCAAATCGGAAATTTTGATCACGCTGAGACAGATATCGTTTTATCACACGCAAAGCCTCTTGTTCATCAAGCCAATGATGTGTTGTGGTCTTGTCTCCGATATCAAACCAAGTGATATTTTCTCTGAAAAGATCCGCGTCGCGTGGTTGCCATTGTATCACGCTGGATTGATCAAATCCCAAGGACTTTTGTAAATCAGAGATATTGTCAATGACATGGTGTTGAGCTTGGCTCAATTGAGCTAAGACTGGTGCGTGATCAATCTTTAAGATCCTGCAGGCCATGAGTCTTGTGTCTCCCACAATGGTGTGCCAACTGTTATCTACAACTATGGGTTTACGCATGGATTCCCGACGTAGATTTTGTACCATCCAGTTTACTCGCATGCTCATTGTGAGATAAAAATCTCGTTGTGGTTCATCGCGATTGTTGCTGCAACTGATTAACCTATGTAGATCCATGAGTGGTCGTATACGAGTGACTGGGCAATCAGGAATCCAACATAGATAAATCATAAAATACTAGACATGATGTTTTGGCACTGCTTTTGATATGATTGTATCATTCGTTCGGGCCAAGTCATGACTTTGTTTTGATTAGCATCTAATCTATCTGCAATGATATCCTGGGAAATACCTTGAGTCAAAATCACAGAGTTAGATTCAATGGCCTGTTCTATCCTAGAATCATTGTCGGCAGAATCATACCCTACATCAATGACATCATCAAATACATCAAATCCAAGTCCTACAAGATCTGCCACGATACCACGATACCCAATGAGCATTGGAATTTGCCTGCTCAATAATGCAAACACAGTTTTTTCTGTGATGATGCCGGGTGAATAATCATATTGAGTTTCTGACACTATGTTGATTGAACAATCAGAATAAACCGGTAATAGTCTCAAAAAATTGTCTTCGTTTTCTGTACCCCGATAAGTGCTGTAGGGCCATGAGGGCAAGGCGACGTCGTCGCCTAGACTAATAACCTTGGAGGGAAATTGATCCAGCAACTGCACTAACCGACATCGATGTGGTCTGGTGGCACCATTGAGACACTGGAATACTGTTGATCGATGTTCATTGAGTGTGCTTGGATGCCACTGTGATTTGTGTTGGAGTAAATTTACAATAATATTATAACTATGAGATGGAAAATAACACAGGTTCAATGGTCCTTGATACTGTCTGATCAATCCAACATTCCAGACCACAACCACAACACGTCGACTTTTGTCTCCAAAATATTTTTCTATTATTTGTAATTCACGTACACCATTTTCATTGATATTTAAAAAATCTTGACAATGCATTAGTACGATGCTGCGTTGGTTCCATCGTACTTCGGGAAATTGGATTTTCCAAACACCATCATCCTCTGGAGGTATTTTCAGGCAATTGGGTTGATAAACTACATCAAACCCATGTATTTGCCAGAACAATTTCAAGGCTTCATTAAAATCTATCATAGGTAAGTGCTTACTAACATTGAGGTTGACCAGAAATGGCAATTCTGGTATAATATATGTATGGAAGCTAAAAAACCCACCCGTAAAAAACGACGCGATCGCACCCACATCGTGTATCGCATCGAATCCGGCGCAGATTTCTACATCGGGGTCACTGCCCGCACCGAGTCAACGGTGTTGAAGAGCCTCCGTGTGCGCATGAACAAGCATCTCTATCGCAGCCGTAGCGAAGAGAAATCGTGGAGGCTCTACGAAGCCCTGAGAGAGCGTGGCACCTCAGCGTTCCGGTACGGTATCGTGGCCGTAGTGCGTGGCAAGCGCGAAGCACATCAACTGGAACGTGCGATGATCCGCGAACTCAGACCCACGCTCAACACCGACGTGCGAGTGGCTGCATGATCTGGTTCGCATTGGGTGCTGTGATATTCTTTGCACTGGGCTTTGGGGTGACCTTGGCGCTGATGCGTTGGGGACTCACTGGTACCAGCTATCCCGATCAGTGGGACAAGAAAAACCGCCCATAGGGCGGAATGCTGGTTACGATCATCCAGCCTGGCTCTCTCGCGCCAGCGAATTCTTAGTATTACCGGTTATTGATCTGGCTCCAGACCTGCTGTCTGATCTGCTGTGTTAGGCTGTCAGGCAGGGGAACATAATCAAGTTCACGTGCAAGATCTTTGCCGTTCTTAAATGCCCAATCAAAAAAAGCCAGCACATCACGGCTTTCTTCTTTCTTCACAGGCTCTCGGTACATGATGATAAAGCTGGCCGAACTGATAGGCCATGCACGTGGATTGCGTTGATCAACAATGCTGAGCCCCATGCCCGGCACTGAGAACCAATCGGCACCATCTGCGGCAGCGGCAAATGTCACATCATCGGGGCTGACATAGTTTCCTGCACGGTTCTGCAGTTGGAGGAAGGTCATGTTGTTCTTTTTGACATAGGCATATTCCACATAGCCTATGCTGCCTTTGACACGATTCACATTGGCTGCTACACCTTCGTTGCCTTTGCCGCCCACGGAACTGGCTGCAGGCCATTTCACAGCAGCACCTTTGCCGACCCGTTCCGACCACTCTTTGCTCACAACGTTGAGATAGTCAGTGAAGTTGAAAGTTGTGCCCGACCCATCTGCACGATGCACTACAGTGATGGCTTGGTCCGGCAGGGTCTTGCCGGGATTCAGAGCCGCGAAACGCGGATCGTTCCACTTGGTGATGTTGCCCAGATAGATTTGTGCCAGTACTTCTCCGGTGATGCGCAGTTCTCCGGGTCGGAAACCTTCAAGATTCACCACAGGCACCGTGCCACCGATGATGGCAGGAAACTGCACTTGTCCGTTGGCTGAGAGCTTATCACCGGCCACAGGTGCGTCTGATGCACCAAATGCCACGGTCTTGGCATCGATCTGTCGTATGCCGCCCGATGAGCCAATGCTTTGATAGTTGAGTCCTACACCTGTTTGCTTTTTATATGCTTCGGCCCACTTGGCGTAGATGGGATAAGGGAAAGTGGCTCCGGCGCCGGTGATGTCAGCGGCCAGGGCAGCACCAGTTAAAGGACCTAGGAACAGCAGGGCCCACAGTGTGGCTAGTATTTTCATGAGTTCTCCTTGGGGTTGATGTGCGAGGATCGCACTAGAAATATTTACTACGCAGATTATTACAGTTTTGTTACATCCACTAGATTCTGGCGAAATATCTCCCAGCAGCGATCCCAGGTCCAGCGATCGCTGGCCCGTTGCACACCGTCA